GGTGATGCATTGGACTGCCAACCGGGCCGTACGGGATGTCTGGAACAAGGCTCTTTAGCCTCGTTTCGACCACTCCCGCAACCCCCTCCCAACCTGCTTCTATAGCGCGGTTGTGGAGGCTAACGGCCTGGCGAATCTCGTCCAGCTGTGATGCATCTTCTGGCAAGAGGTGACGTACGCGGATTACTCCAACGTCGTGACCCCTGAACCAGTCGGCCCCGCAACTTTCGCGGAACCTACCGGTCGTGAATGTCTTCCTAGCATTCACCTTGAGGCCAGCAGCCTCGAGCAGAGCCAGAACACGTAGCGTTGCTCCTTCGGGGACTATAATGTCATCCCCAAAGACCCGGAACCCTAAGTACGGGCCCCAGGGAGAGTCGACACGCTGCTTCCGTCCACCCATCCCCATGAAGGCGATCGTCGCAAAGACGAAAGTCTCCACAGGGAAACACAGAGTGCTTCCCATGGAAGCGAACTTACGAAGCTCGATCACCTTACCATCCACAGAACTGTGGGTAGTTCGGCAAGCCAGCACCCTCCGCAAAAGCGCAGGGTGTCGGTGGAAGAGAGCCTCAACAAGTTCCAAGGATACCCTGTCACTGGCTTCGCTTAGATCGATGGTGGAATAACTACCATCCAGAGATCCGAGCTGAGCTAAGCGACGATTGGGTTCCTGATCGAGCCACCCAAAGGAGTTGTTAAGCTCCCGGAAGCGTGGTTCAACCAGAGCCTTACTCCACTGCTGGAAGAGACCCTGCTGGACAAACATCATCCAACTGGGCTCCATAGCAATGATGCGAGGACCCTTGAGCGTCTTCGGAACGGTAGTCACCCTCACAGGTGGCTCGTCCGAAGGTGCTAGGACAGTCATGTCCGTAGAACGGACATCGCGCCAGTTAACCAGGTAGTCGTCCCAGTAAGGGAAGAACTCTTGGAGGCGCATCGTCCACGTGGTCGCATTCCACTTGTCGTTTTGCGACAACCGGTTAGCAACCGCGCCCGAGCCCTGCCTACCGTTTAGCGGAGAGAAAACCGCCTCACGTTCTATGGCAGAGAAGTAGCGACCAAGCAGTACAGTCGCCGCTCGCCTGAAGTCCTCAATGAAAAGAGGATCCAGGGGCTCGATAGCTTGATCAGTCCTGACGTAGCCTTGCAGGGCTTTTTTGACCCTGTTCGGTGACACCGGAACCTCCACCTTAGAAAGGAGAAGGCACACTTGGCGCACGGCGCGTATACACGCGACGTCGGCGTCAGAACGAATCGTTCCATCGACATGGAATATGCG